TACAGGACAAAGAAAGGGGGCTGTAGGAAGCCCTTTACTTTTGGCTGATGGAGAGTTTGGAGTTAGAAGCAATTCCTTCTTAAAAACGGTAAATGTTAGCACAATAAATTTAGGCAGCGCGAGTTCGTACTCAATGAATTCCGACAGTGGCCTGATTATTAACGCATTAGAAAGCTCAGCCCCTATGTTTTCCACTATGAGACAATTAAATAACATGGATAACGTTTTAGTAGATAACGTTGCCAATTACGACGACGCTTTATATACTAATAGAAATGTTTTAGGTTTATATAATAATAATACTGGAAATGAATTAGGTCGCTCTGCTTATGATATTCAAATTTTATCTAATACCACAACTACCGCCTCATTACTTATTACTTATCGCTTTGCCATTTTTGTGTCCCCTCTTTTGCAAGATATTAGCGTCCATGGTTCTCAACATGCTTTGAGCCATATTGATAGTCTCAATTTAAATTTTGCTTTAACTAATTTAAATACTCGTCTTTTATCATTTGCTCGTACAACTAATAACGGTAAATTAGTTATTTCAAATATTATTCCCTTTTTTGGGTCCAATGTCGTAGGAGTTCCGCAACCTGTTTTAGAATTTCAAACTTATAACGTATTAAATCAATCTTTCGTAATGCCTGAACGTGTTAGTTATCCTCTTCCAGTTATTGAAAGATTTTCTAATTTGGTATCTGTTCCTCGTGGAACTACTGCCGTTGTTTCTTCTCCTGTTGTGTCTCTTAATAGTGTTCCTTCTTATGTTCTTGTCTATGCTTGTTATCCAGAAAATTTGTATTCTTCTCAAGCTATTACTGTATCAGGTGATGCTGACCCAGTTCATGGAACTCAATTAACTGATAGCTTTTGCCCTATTAGTCGTGTAGAGGCTCAGATAAACGCTGTAAATTTACAAAATAATTCTACAACACAATCACTATGGAGAGCCTACATACAAAATGGTGGAAATAAAACATTTGTAGAATGGTCTGGCAGACCCCTTATTAAAACCCTTAATAGCCCTGATGGAGTGCCTAAATATATGTATCCCGCTTCTGGTCCTGTTAAATTGGCTTTTGGTTCAGATCTAACTGTTAAAGTCGGCAATGTTAGTTTATCACCAGGAACGCAATTCAAATTCAATGCCAGTTTTAGTGTGCAACTCACCAATACCATGCCGTATAGTGATCAACTCGTGTTATATGTCGTGTATGTCCATCCCCAGGTCTTAACAGTTCAGGGGATAAACGAAAGTTCTATTATCACCTCCGCCCTCAGTGTAAGCGATTGTATAGGGCTACAAGGTAAGCAACCCACCGCTCATAGTTCAGTGCTTAACACTCATGATTTAACAGGCTATGGCATGTATGGAAAAACACATAGATTAATGACTAATCCAAGACTAGCCCATAAACTCAGAAAATCTAGATTGCATAGAATGGGTATGATGGAAGCTATTAAATCTGTTATGCCTTCTGTATCTGGTGGAATGAAAAATATTCCTGATATGGAAGCAATGGTTAAAGGCTATGGGCTTACTGGCGGTAAAAAAAAAGGCCGTTCTCGTAAATCGGCAGTTCGCTTTTAAATAATTTTTTTTATAAAATATAATCTAACATTATATTATATAAATGGCTAACTTAACTCTTGATAACAAATATTATAATATTACTTGTAATGCTTTAAGAGCAGAAGAAATAACAATTCCAACTCTACCAAATGCCGGATTTTTGAGAACTGATGAAGATGGTAAAATAACAGGAACTACATTCTTTGACCCAATCCCAACTAGTTTTATGAATTTCTCAACTCAATGGCAAAATTTAGGAATACCTTTAACAGCAGATACAAACCAATTTTATGGGTTTTATACTCAGACAGAAGCTGGACCAGGTTTTGCCAGAGCTAAATTTACTTGTAATTTAGCTCAGGGTTTATATAATGCTTATTGTTTAGCTTATAATGACCCTGAATTTGTCGCAAATACCGTACTAGTATATATTAAAGATCTTATTAATGAAGAAACAGCAGAAATTACTACTGGTATTTTTATTCCACCAAATGGATATAATATAATAGAAGCCTCGCCAAGCTTTACTCTTGATTATTCATCTACCTATGAAATAAGAGTAGAGTATAATACTAGAGTAGGTTTAACACAATTTTATATAGAACAGCCTCCGGCTGTGGTATTGAGATAAAATATAATCTAGTTTAAATTATATGTCTAGTGTTTTAATTAATAATAATTATTATAACCTATCAGCCAAATCATTAAAATTAAATGGGGTTGATGTTGAGAACCAATTAGATACATTACAAACTGAAATAGATAATATAGTGCCAGGAAATCCAAACGCATTAATTGCAGACCAAATATCGGTCATTCCCACACAAGGGGCGGTTATTATTTCTGATGGTATTTTAGCAACAGGCACAAATTTTTCTGAAGATTTGGTTATTCGTGATTATGGGGTAATTGATGTTTATAAACAATTAAATTGCAATGATGTAATAAATATTCAATCATCAACAGCGGTTGCATGTACGTTGTCTGCAGGTGTTGATGATTTTACTATAAATAACGGTCAAGGTTCCAGAACGGTTTTTATAGGTAGCAATTCTTATGTATTCGATAATAATATTATAAGTAATGAAAATGTTATTTTAAATCAGGGTAAAAGCTTAACATTAAATAATGATACAGATGTTAATAATATAAAATTATACAAAGTAAATGGATTAAACGGAGATTTTTTCATTGATAACCAAGGAGGAACCAAAACAAATTTTAAAGGAGCATCTGAATATGATTTTGATAATGATGTTAAAATAGGGGATATTTCAACCACTAAAAAATTATATCTCAACGGAAATGAAATTACCCCAAGCGGTGGCGGTCTTAGTGCTGGTCTGCTTAGGGCTCTTAATGTAAATCAAATAACCGTTGCACAAACATATGATATTGTATGGTCTAATTTATCACCTGCTGAACAAGCAATATGGGCGGGTGGATCTGAACCACCAACAGCAGGGGCTGGTAATTCATGGAATTTTACAAAACTCGTTGCTGGAACTCAAAAAATAAATTGGACTTTGCCATTTGACTTTCTAACCGCTAATTTAAGTTTTCAAGATTTACAGTCAGTATATGCTATTGTTCGTCTTAATACTTCATCAAATCTTTTACAAGAGGGCTATGTTTGGTTTCAAATACAAAGCCAAAACACACCCCAAGATGCACCATTATACAGAACCAGATGGAATTATGCTAATTCAGCTAGTGGTGTAATTTCACAATTAGGAAACACATATAAAATATATGCTTCAGATGCTATACCATTAAGCACAGCAGCAAGTAATACAGGCAAAGGTCAAGAAGTTTATCCATTACAAACTAAATTTAAAAGTAATCCAGTTGAAATAGAACCAACATCATTATTTTCAATACCATTTACTAAATTCGTTGTCAGTCCTACAGGTGATACCAGTGCCGGATACACTTTAGCCAATGTGCAATCTATAGCTCTTAATACAGCTAGTAATATAAATACATATAATTTTGATTTAATCGCCATTGGGTTTAATGATGTTAGATATAATTTATTATTTGCCTAAAAAAATATAAAAAAAATATCTAATTATAATATATATATAAATGTCTGCTAACCTAGTTCAAACAAATGGATATTATAATGTTTCATGTAATCAGATTTTTGAAAAACAAAATGCTTTTGCTCTTTGCTCTAATGTTCCAAACGCTCAGACTGTTGTTCCTGGAACTCCTCAATTAATTTCTTATAATGGTGCTCCTTCTGCTATATTTGAAGGTATAACCTTTAACGCTGATAAAACTATTTTTACTATTTCTAGTGTTGGTGTATATGCTGTTCAAGCTGAAATATCTGTTGATTTACCAGCAACTGCTGGCTGTCAAGCATCTTTAGAACTGGTTATTAATGGTCTTACTAATAATGGTTTTGATGTAGCTTATGCAAATCCAACGACAGCAATAGGTAGTGTTAAACTAACTATTAAAAGTTTTATATCTAGTGTAAGTGGAGCACCTCAAACAATTTCTCTACGGGCTTCTACTTTAGTAGGTAGCGTCCAATATAGATATGCTAATTTAGCTATTTTTAAAATTGCTTCTATTTAAATTATCTAATTATAATATATATAATGTCCGCGAACCTAACTCTAGAAAATAATTATTTTAAAAGTTATTCAATACCACAGGCTAAAAATTATTGTGTAGCTGTTTCACAGACTAATGATAATTTTATTAGTTCTAGTGGTGTCTTATCTATTCCATTTCAGCCAGTTAATAATACTACTGCCTCTCTTTCTGATTCTTGGCGAGTTGCCCCAGAAGGGAACCCTACTAGAATAGTTTGTGGTGTTTCTGGTTGGTATAGGATTTCATCGGCATGTAATATAATTCAGCTTACTTCTCAAACACAGTATAGTGTTCAAATAGCCTATGAACTTTATTTGAATGGTAATCCAATACAACCTCTAAATAAAGAAGCTTTTCCAGTTTTAACATTTCCGCCTAAAATAGCAGGTGATGGATGGGATGCAAAGAAAAACATTAATTTTAATATTATTCTTTATTTAAATGAAGATGATTATATTGAGCCTAGAATTCCATTAGGTGCAGGTAATGCTGTAGGGGCTTTTAATTACCAGTTCAAAGACTTAAATCTATATTGCGACTATCTAGGATTTTAAAATATAATATATAGTAATGTATAAAAAACATGTTAAAAAAATAATTCCTCAACCAGTTCCAAAACCAGTTATACGAAAACCTATTATCGTTTCATTTGATTAAATTAATTATTATATATGATTAATTTAATGAACCAAGAAATATTTCATAAATTTGGCTTTACATTCAAAGCTCCTAGTAAAAGAAAGAACAAAAAATACGACTAAAAATAGATATAAATAAATACACACATATAATATTAATGAATAAATATAACAATGGAAAAATATATGCTATTAGAAGTTATCAAACTGATAAATTTTATATAGGTTCAACATGTGAAGCATTACATAAAAGATTATATTATCATAGACGAGACTATAAAAATAATAGAGTTAATATATCTAGCTATAAAATATTACAATATGACGACCATTATATAGAACTTATTGAAGAGGTTAAATGTGAAAATAAAAACCAATTATTAAAAATAGAAGGAGAACATATACAAAAAAATTTAGATAAAGTAGTTAATATACATATACTAGGATTAACTAGAAATGAAACAGTAAAAAAATATAATGATACTCATAAAGAACAGCATAAACAATATAGAGAAGAAAAAAAAGATAAAATAAAAGAGTATTTAAAATTATATAGAACATCTGATGAATATAAAATTAAGGCAAAAGAATATCAGAAAAAATATAAAGAAGCAAATAAAGATAAATTAAAAGAATATCAAAAACAATATAGAGAAGAGCATTAAATTAATTATTATATATTATTAATTTAATGGAAAAAAAAGTATTTCATAAATATGGCTTTACCTTTGTCGTTCCAGCAGTGGTAAAAAATAAAAAATATTCAGTTTATTATGATGATATTTATTTAACTAGTTTCGGCCAATTACCCTACGAACAGTATGAGGATAAAATAGGATATTATAGAGATCTAAACCACTATGACAAGAAGAGAAGAGATAATTATAGAACTAGACATAGACATGATAATTTAGATGATATTAGTTCTGCTGGTTTCTGGAGTTGGCATTTCCTTTGGTAATTAATCTTTTTTCAAATACTGGTTGATTATAGTGCCTACACTAGTTCCCATATTTTTTGCATCAGATGTCATCTCTTGTAATTGTGCGGGGTATTTTTCTGAAAGGAAGGAATGCCTAAATATATTTATACTTATTTTTTTACCAAATAGTTTTTCTAGATATTGATTTATTTTAACACTATTTAATTTGTTTCCTTTTGAGTCAGTTAATAAATATTCATGAGGATTAAGTTTAATAAATTTTTTAAATAATGCAACTTGAGGCTTTCTATCTGTTGGCAATTCTACTATTTGCTGTCCTTTATCTTCAGAGCCTTTATAAGTATTAAAATATAATTTATTTCCTTTAATATAGTTGTCTTTGTCTGTAATGTTTTTTAGTTTGAATTCGCTCCAGTCCTTGCTTCTTCTAGGTTGTATCATTAAACCTGATGTAATCATTAATAATATCAATTCTTGCAATTTCATATATTCTGGTTTAGTAAGCTCTTGCTTATTCCATAATGGTTTAGTATCTTTCTTAAGCTGGTTAAACTTAGTTAATAAATCTTCTTGGGTTATCCAGTTTTTAGATTGTGTTTCGGTCTTCTCTTGTTTAAGGTTATTAGCCTGAACTACTTGGGCTGATTGCATCATTATTTTTTTATAATCTTTATTATCTGTATCTTTAGTTATACTAATCAAAGCTGATAATAATGTTTTTTTAATATTTGGTTTAACCTCTTCTAAGTCTTTTAATCTAGCCTCTTGATCTGAATACCATTTAATATTAAAATCATCTTTGCCATACTTCTTCCATAAATTTTTTAATATACTTGTATATGTAGTTAATGAACTAGTCCCTATATTTGGTTTGTTCTCTTTAATAGCTTCTTTAATTAAATCTGTAATAGACATTATATTAATATAATCTAGATTATTTTTAATATAAAACTTAATTTTGCGTTTAACTTAGGGTTATAATTTAAATATTAATCTGATATTAATATTTAAAAATAAATAAATTTGTTTAATCTTCTTCAATATATTCTTTAGCAAAATCTCTAAGAAAATTATAAAAACTTTCAGAAATTCCGCTTCCATCTTCTGAATACATTTCCTCAAGATTATAAGCGATAATCTCTTTTATATGTTCTTTATATTTGCCCTCTGGCAAGTTTAATAATTCATCTTTAAATTCTTTTTCCTTTTTAAGATGTTCTTTTAATCCTCCCTCTGCCTTAAAATCATTTCTTATAAAATTTTTAATTGTATCAGTAAAATAATACTGGCTAATCTTCTTTTGAGTTTCTTTTATTTTTTTCCTTTCTTCTAATACCACCTGTTTAAATGGTGATACTTTTCTAGTTTTTGTTTGTTGTTTAGCTTCTTCATCTGCTTTTATAAGTTCATCACGTTTTTTCTTTTGCTGTGGTGTCATTTTAGCCATTTGAGCCTCAAACCTTTTTTTATATTCTTCTTTCTCTTTGTTTCTCATCTCTTCAATTTGTTTCATTCCTTTGGATCCAACACGAGAAATAAATTCGTCTAATTCTTTTCTAACTTTTTTCGCCAATGAAGCTTGGCTTTTGTCATTGTCTTTTTCGGCTATTTCTTCATGACTTTCTAAATCTTTTTCGGCTGTATGAATATATTCATCGGCTAATTTAATTAAATCTGTTTTTCTATCAATTAAAACTTTTCTTAAATCATCACCACTCATTTTGTTTGAATATGGGATATTTATTTTTCTTTTATAATAATACTGTCCAACTGCTGTTGAAAGCCATTTAGTTTTTTTAAAATCATTTACATTTAATTCATCTTGTTTGGGTTCATCTTGTTTGGGTTCAACTTTTTGAGATGGTTTAGGTTGTGGTTTGGGTTCAACTTTTTGAGATGGTTTGGGTTGTGCTTTTTCAGTAAGTTCTAAAATCAAACATAATAATTTAGATTTGTTTAACTTGCTTACGGGTATATCTTTATTAAACTGTTTTACGATCTTTACTAGTTCATCTTTTTTTTTAGTAAATAATCCATCATTACAACTCATATTATATATAGTAGAATTAGAATTAATATCTTTCATAATTTCCATTAATAATATATAATAGAAAATCTTTAAACCTTAATATAAATATTAATTTTTAAACTTAATTTTTGAATTATAATCTAAATATTAAGTTAATCTATATATTAAGTTAAGCATTAACATAGGATAAAACTAAATTAAAAATTTTTAATTTAGTTTAATATGTATATTTAGTTAATGATTAACTTAATATATAGATAAAGCCCTATTATCTATGCGTTTTAGTTAAAATTAATTTATAGATTATATATAATGGAAAAAAAATTAGTTATTAATATTTTAGATAAATTAACAGATGAGAAATTATTAGATGATAAAAATATATGGTCTATAATTGTTGATTATATAGAACCGTGTATTAATTGCAACAAAATTTCAGTTAGTTATTATAAAGGAATATGTTATAATTGTCGTTTTAATTTTAAAAAAAATTAATATTAAGATTATTTAACTTAATATTAAATTTAAAAGTCTTTCAAAAATTTTAAAAATTTCTCTCTACTACTTCTAATAAGATGAGGAACATTATCTAAGTTAATTGAGTTTTTAATTAGTGTTATAGTTTCAATAGCTATAGGAGTATCCAATTGTTTAAGATGTTCTAAGTATTTCATTACATTATTTTCTAATCGTGTTCTAGATGATATACATAAAAAAATATCTTCGTTTAATAATTCACATAATACATATATATAGTGCTCTCTTTTAATTTTGTCCTTTTTTACTTTCTTAATTTCTTCTCTCTCGGCTTTAATACTTTCCATTAATAATATATAATAGAAAATCTTTAAACCCTTTTCTATTTTAATTTATTGGTCTAAATCGTTAATTGTTTCTTCTTCTACTATAGCCTTCTGTTTAATATATTGAAAACACATAATCCCCTTTGAGTTCTTAGCAGTTAGGATATTATACGTCTTCATATAATTATTAAATTTGGAAGCTACCATAGGCTTACCTAAAGTATTAAATTTTTCTAATATGTCCTTAGTTCTAATTAAATCTTTTTTATCTTTAGTAATCTCATAATTATCAAAAAGCCATTCCTTGACTGGATCACATCCATTAATATAATCTGAAGTATCTTCAGTAATCTTAGCTGGTATATCAAAGCTTTTAAATTTTGAAACTGTGCTAAGTAGTAATAATATAACTTCATTAATATACTCCTGAGATGAGAGTTTATCTTTTAAATTTATGTCCTTCTTTCTCTCATGTGGTTGTGTTGGTTGATCTACAAATGTAAAAGGATAATTAATAATCATTAATCGTTCTTTAATAGCTCTATCTATTTTAGATAATGCGGGGCATTCATTGCATTGTAATATAGGTGTAAATTGAGGTTTATATTTTTGAGTTGTTTCTGCTGATTGATATAAGTCTCTTACTTCTATTTCGTCGCCACTGCTTATAAACTTAGCTAAATCAGTATTCATTTTAATCTCTCGTCCGTTTGTTTCAGTTGATGGTTCTGATATCATCATTATTCTTTTTCCTTGAGCTTTGCATAATATAGGGTTAGGCTTACCTGATTCAATACGAGTTGTTAAAAATTCGCTATCTGCTGTGGCTATGTAATTACCTAGAGCTGAGATAACCATAGAGAAAAGCATACCTTTACCATTTCTGCCCGAGCCTAAATGAATATAAAATTTTTCAAATTTATTTGTATGCATTGCCATAGCTACACTATCTAACCAATAATTACAAATTTGTTTATCTTCAAATACTGAATATATTAGATCTTTAATTTCTTGCTGTTTCTTAGCGTCTGATGTAGTAGGGTATTTATAGCCTGTAGTAATAGAGATATAATCACTCATTTCTATTTTTCTAGCTTGTTTAATTTTGAAGTCAAATACCATATCAGTGAAAGCTAATAAGAAATTATTATTATTTAATTTTTCTCTTAATCTATCATCAGTGTAAAAAGTTCTTACATAATCTATAACACCTCTAACGAAGGTAGATGTGCCTACTGCTTTATAACATGCTTTAAATAATTTATATGTTTCGTCATACATCTTATTATCTGGTTCTATCTTCTTAATTTCTTCTTTTAATTTTTTTTGTAAAACTTCAGATATATTAGAAACCAATTGAGAAGGAACATTTTTAGATAATTTAGAAATAACATTATATTCATCATAACCATACCAACACTCATTACAGTAAATAAATCGTTGTTGGGTAATCTCTTTGTAATAATTAGCTATATCTGAGTTATTAAATAGTTTCATCATTTCCCAAAAATCACTATTATTAAATAGTTTCATCGTTTCCCATAAATGACTAGCATTTGGCTTTTTATTAAATAATGATTTATAGCCTTCTGGGTCTCCTTCTCTAGCCCATTTTCTAAGAGTGCCAAATGAATAAATATTAGTTTGTTTAGTTGGTTTGAATGTATCATATTGTTTATCTACTTCTTTTTTATTATATTTATCTGATTTTTTAGAAAACTGATGAAAATAAGGTCGTCCATCTTTACCCAATTCATTAAACAAAGCAAATCCTGCATTTCTCCATAATTCAAAGTCATCAGCTTTATCATCATCAATCATATCAATTATTTTAGTTATTTCTTCATCTGTTAGCTTACTATATTTTTTCTCTTCTTCTTCTTTCTCTTCTTCTTTCTCTTCTTCTTCTTTTTTATTATTACTATAGAAACAACCTTTTTCCATTAGTTTTTTAATAAACTTAGGAAAATCATAGCCTAGCTCTCCATATAAATATTTATATGTAAATGTAGAACCTTTGCCATCTAATAATTCATAAGTAGAACCTTGAGCGGTTATAACATCTCTTTCATTCCTAATATCTACTTTACCTAGTTCGTTATATTTTGTAAAAATATCTTGAAGAGTTCCTTTAATATCTGGATCATAATTAAAATATAAATGATAACCGTTTAAGGTCTCAACTGTATAAACATCTTTTAATGATGAGGCTTTCTCAAGTAGTTTATTATATATTTCTTTTCCATCTATATCTAGAACAGTTATATTTGATATTTTACCAGTAAAGATTAAACATAATTTATCTGTTTCATTTTGATGGTGATACATATTCTCCTTATTAATTCCACTACGTGTAATAGCATAATTTTTTCTATCTTTTTTTAGTTCTCCTTTATTATTTATAAATGTTATGAAATCTGGTTTGGTTGCAAAAACAAAGTTATTTTTTTCTAAGGCGGTGAAATTCATTTTCTATATTATTATAATATAGGAAATAAACTTTAAGTCAAATTTTTTTTAAATTTTTTCAATAATTTTTAAATTTTCTAAAATTTTTTGTTCTTTCTTTTTTCTGTGATGGGCTAGAGCTCTAGCTTTCTCTCTTTCTCTAAATTCTGGATCCTCTGCATATCTAACCCTCTTATTATCTCTTTGCATCTGTTGGATTTTTTCTTTATTTTTTAGGTAGTATTTCTGTTGAGATACTTTTAGTTTCTCTATATTAACCTTAACCATTCTATATTCAGTTTTAACTTCTTCAGACATTCTATAATATATTATATTAGAATATTTTTAAATGATTTTTTTTTTATTATTTTTTTATACTCAATAAGGTAAGGACGGAGGCAAAAACGGAGCCTACGGAGCCTAAAAATCAAACTTTTGCTAAAAATGAAAAAACCCCCTCCTAAGCCCGAGTTTTACTTTTTAGCCTCCGTAGCCTCCGTTTTCCCCTCCGTTCCTTATCTCTTCTATCTCTCTCTAAAAATAATTATTAAAATAGTATATTACCAGATTTCTGTAATATTTGTTTTTGTTTATTCACTTTAGCTATTTTTTGTTTATTTATAGTCTGATATGTTTGAGGCGTGTCTTTATTGATTACTCTACTAGGACGGCACAATGGATATAAATTATTTTGTGTATTAGGCGAACCACATTTATTATAACCTATTATTTTATTACCTTGTTTTATCGGGTTGTTTAAATCTACCCATGACTCAGAACGCCATATATCAAATTTGGTTTTTTTTGGTTTTGGTTTATCATATAAGCCTCCATTAGCTACATAGGTTTTAGATATCCATGCCGATCTGTATATACCTTTATTATTATTAAATACCTTATTCGCCATTAGTTTAATCTGTTCGTATAATTCTTTGTCAAGTGGTTTAGCCATTATTATTAATAAAATATAAAATAAATTTATTAATTTACTCCAATAAATTAAAATAGAAAATTGACTTAAAGAAATAAGACTTTACTATTATTAAGAATGAGAGACATGTTTGGAACCAGAAGCCCAATGAATATTATGACTGTTGAAGAACAAGCTAAACAAATGGCATATATTGAAGAATACCAAGCAAAGAAGAAAGCAACTCAACCCAAATGCAAACCACCTATTAAATGGGTAGGAGGTAAAACACAGCTATTAGATAAACTATTTAGTTTATTTCCAAAAAACATTAATAATTATTTTGAGCTATTCGTTGGAGGTGGTAGTGTCTTAATAAGATTATTAGAAACTATTAAAATAGCTGGTAAGATACATGCCTATGATATTAATAAAGTATTAATAGGAATGTATAAAAATATTCAAAACAATATAGACGAATTAATAAAATATTTATCCAAATACGAAACAACCTATTTAGACATTAAAGAACTAAACGATAAAGAAAGCTATTATTATTCTATACGAACTAAATTTAATAAAATGAGCGTTGAAGATAAATTAAAACCTGAAGGATCTGCACTATTCATTTTTATAAATAAAACCTGTTTTCGTGGATTACATAGAGAAGGACCAAACGGTTTTAATGTTGCTTTTGGGAATTATGCTAAGCCAGACTTTGGTATAGATAATTTAAAAAATTTATCTAAATTATTTCAAAATGTAATATTTGAAGTAATTGATTATAAAGATGCTTTTAAAAAAATAGATAAAAATGATTTTGTATATTTAGATCCTCCTTATGTTCCAACTGATAAAAAATCATTTGTTAAATACAATGAAAATGGATTTAATATAAAAGACCATTTAGAATTATTCAGCTTAGCAAAAACAAAAACCTTTTTAATGTCTAATTCTAATGCAGAACTAGTAATAGATAATTTTAAAGATTGTAAAATAAATTATATTGATGCTAAGCGTTTAATCAATGCAATTAATCCAGAAGCAAAAGCAGTAGAAACATTAATTTATAATTTTTAAATTTTATATATTATTACTTATAATAATATATGAAATCAGAAATACAGGCTTTAGCCTTTCCTAAAGATTTATATAATGAAAAAAGTATAATTGATTGGTTATATAAACATCAATATAAACCATTGAAAGCAGTTGATAAAACACAAAGACCTAATTTTTATAGAGTTAGATTAACACCACCTAAGAAATACAAAAGATATACTACCAAAATATTAGATGATGGCATACAGCTTATATTAGGTTGGTATTAATTAGTTTGTAATAAATAAACTCCTAAGTTTCCACTAGTGCCTATTAATGAACCAGTTAAACTATCATCAAAATAATATCTCAAATCTTGCTCTAGTCTTGGTAATAACTCATTAAACTCTCTAGGGCTTACGAAATTACCTGTCATAGAATAATATATAGTATTAAAAGTATCATAACTCAATGATTTATTTTCTGCTACTAATTGGTTCAGATCGAATTCATCTTCAATTTCCATTTTAGGACAGATTAATATAAAATTAACTGTATCGCCTTTATAGGTTATTTTACTTTGTCTCATTAGTCTTAATACTTTGAATATATATTTAAAATAATGGTCTTTAATAGTCTCTGGTGTTTTCATAATAATTAAATCAAAATCATTATTATTAAAATTACTCTCTAAGAAATTACCATTTATAATATTTATATTTTTATTTTTAGAAAATAGCTCTTTAGTAGTTTCTGCTATTTTCTTATCTTCTTCTATTCCTAGTATTTTTAATTTTTTACTAATAGAACTAGCAAAATCAATAATCTCACCTTTACCTGTTGCTGGGTCTAACATATTTGTAGATGCTTTTATTATTTTTGTAATATCTGGTTTATTTAATATTTTATCTATATTATCTAATGTTTTAACTTCTTCCTTTTTCTCTTCATATATTTTTACTAATTTTTCTAGTTCCTTCTCTTGTGGTTTAGTTAGTTTTATTTCTGGTTCTGGTTTAGGTTCTGGTTTAGCTTGTGCTTCTCTTTCTTTATTTATTTTTCGACAATCTCTAACATCTTCTAAATCATCCTCACCAAAATCAGTAGCAAAACAATAATCTTTACCATATTTTAATTTTAAATATTTTAAATAGTCGCTTCGTTCTTGTGGGTTCATGTGGTCTGCTAAATAGGTCTCGAAATTATATTCTATATCTTCAGCAGGAGTATCTTTATCTACATAGCCATCTCTCATTATTTTATATAATGCTGGTGTATATGTGTTATATCTTCCTTGATATTTAGCTCGTCTAAATCCTTTATCATAATATAATTTTTCATATTTTTCTTTCATAGCTTTCCATTCTTTTGATTTTTCAGTTTCTGTTAAATTTTCTTCTTTGACTTCTTCTATAGGTATTTTTTCTCTAACTTGTCTAGCTTTTCTATTACATTTATTAGTATCTATATAATTTTTAAGTTCATTAATTTTTAATCTTAGTTTCATAAGACGATTAATATCTAATTTCTTTTTATCCTCTTCATTTAAAAGACTATAAAAATATTTCCATGTTAAATTATTTAGTTCTTCTTTGTCTTTGTCTTCTTTTTTTACAAATCCTAATTTAACTAAACTATCAAATACTTTATTACCTTCTTTTCCTAACTTTTTTATCATTTTCATATATTCCATATTAAAGCCTCTTATAATGCTACTATATTCTTCATTTACTTCATTGTAATTTTTTATATATCTTAAACATTGTTCTTCTTTAGTTTCTTCAACTGGTTTAGGTTTAGTTAATATATCTTCTATATATTTTCTTTCTTTTTCTCTTAGTTCTTTAATAGATGGCTTTATTTTAGGTGGTGGCATGTAATCCTCATCTATATTAACATTTTTTTTAGGTTTAGGTTTCTCATCTGGTTTAAGTGGTGATTTAAGTGCTGATTTAAGTGCTGATTTATTCTCTTGTGGTTTAGTTTCTGGTATAATATTAATAAACTCTAAATACTTACATAATAATTCACGTTTTTTAAGTTTGCTAACTGGTATAGATTTATCCATACCTTTAACTAATTTATTTAATTCACCTTTCTTCAAAGTAAATAAATTATTAAAACAACTCATATTATATATATATTTATAAAATTAATTTTTTGGAGTTTCTATATCTTTATGATGATGATGATGATGATGTTTTTTAGGTGGTTTAATACAACACGATGACATACACGAAATATTATCACAACAAATAACATCATGAACTTTTACATTAATGTCTGGTTGTTTATCGTCTTCTTTACAACAGCATAAGCCCATTATATTATATTAGTATTTTATAAAATGGGTTTAAATCTAAAAATTTATTTCTAGATTAATTATAATATGACCGATAATATAACTTTTCAGAGTGCCGTTCTACAAACTGAACCAAACGAACAGCCACAACCTCTAAGTATGGAAGAAAATATTAAAAATAAATGTGAATTATTATCATTTCAAATAGTCCAATTGCAAAAACTATATGATGAATTAGACGCTAAAAATAAACAACTGGAACAGTGCCTACAAATTTTATTTAGTCAGTTAGAAGCTTATGAAAACGAAGAAGCCTCAAGTGAATCAAGTGAAGAAGATGAAAAAGATGATAAGGATAAATCTGAAACAGTAGATTTAGTATCATCAGTAGTATTAGAAGAAAAACAAAATTAAACATTATATTATATTATATCTTATTATAATATAATGTCAAAACATGGTTTAGTTAGTGAGGCAACTGATAAAGAAAAGATTAAACTTTATAAAAATGTATTTAGAGTTAAAGACTTTGATAAAGACTATTCTCTGCAAGAAGTTAGAGCAATTGAAGCAATTGTATATAATCCTACTCAGTTATGGATTTCTGAATTATATAAACAGAATAAAGTTATATTATATGGTAGTCATGTTTATAGAGGTAATGTTTTAGCTGGTGATATTGATGTTATGGAAATAATATCATTAAAAGACCAAGCTAAAGCTCTACAATGGACATTTAATAATTTTTTATATAATCCAGATTTTAATTTTCCATTAAATAGTGAGATGTTTTTAGGTGATATAAAATGTGGTATAGTGCCTAAATTTAAAAGTTTAGCGACTTATATAGGAACTTATGAAAATGGTAAAATAAAAGGGTATAATTATGAAGCTGTTAAATATTCTTTTAGTTTATCTCCTGATTTAGCTGATAATAAATTAACTATTCCTAAGAAGATACAAAGCAAAGCAGATTTTATAGAATATTTAAAAATATATGATTTAGCACATACTCTATTTACTCAACGATGGAAACCAGAAGAAATTATAGATGGTTATATAACTAATGAAGATGGATCTAAATACACTCTTAATATGGCAGTCTATGATAGTAAATTAACTAAATACGATTGTTATATGTATGTTAATAACACCTATATAGAAATAACAAATACATTTATGGTAGAATCAGACCAAAGTAAAAAGAAAAATACTGAGTTTCAGAATGGAGTTAAATTAAATATGCTTATTCAGTATTATGTAAAAGATAATAAATTGAAAGCATTAAAACGTTTATATGCTTTAATGAGAATGAATAAAAATATTAATATGGCTTTATTATTACATGATTTTACTCAACGCTCATTAGTAGGTAAATATAATCAAATTATAAATGACTTGAAAGTATTCATATTTATTTTAGAAAATTATAGTTCTACTTTTGCTACCAATCCAAATCTAGAACGACCTGATATGCTTTCAACTCATATCGGTAGTATTGTTGATCTTATTATAAAAATGTATAATCCTTATAATAAAAAATTAGAAGAAATTAATGAGGGCATAAAAGCAAATATAACTAGAACAAAAGTTTTACAAGAAGGAGACCCTGACGCAGTTAAAACTGCTTTAGAATATTGTGAAAAAATTATAGAATATTTCTCATCTCTAATAGATAAAGATTGTGGCGAGTTTATAAAAATAAATAATATAAACTTTCAGGACTATTTATAATGTATTGTGCATTTTGTAAAAAAAAAGTAGAAGAAGAGAAATGGGTAAAACATCAATATAGTAAAGTTCATAGAATTAATTTCAGAACTACTAACACAAAGCCATTAGAAATAGATAAAAAAGATTATAATATCCAGCAAGTTAAATTAGATCTATTAGAACTGGCGGAAGATTTAAAAAATATTATTAATAAAATATCTACTATAATTTAATATGGATTATAATATGAATGAAATTGATGTTCCAAGATTTAAACGAGGTAAAGGTGCAATAGGAGATTTTGTAAAAAAACATAAAAAAAAATTAGCATTAACTGCTGGTGCTATAGCTGGTTTAGCAGCTTTAGCTGGTTCTTTAGCATTAGCTCATAAAAGTAGTGAAGCTCATAGAGGCTATAGACCAGGATTTCCAGAAAGACCATTTAATCCTTTACAAATTGCAGAGAGTGAGGCTGATGTAGAACAATATAAAAGAGATATAGAAACAGAAATTAGAGCACTTAGACACCAAGCACGACGAGAAAGCAAACTTAGCCCACCGGAAACAAGAATAATAGAACCCCCAAGAACACCAACTCTACCATCTAGACGTTTAGAACAATCTGAACGTTTAGAAAGATATAATAGATTTTTAGATAGAGATCCACCAGCACTAATACCAGCAACACCAATTCTACAACCTAGACGTATTACATCTATGCATGAAGAAAAACAAGATACTTCTAAACCTAGTAAGGGAAGAGGAAAACCAAATCCATTAGCTAAAAAGGTTATGGCATACAAAAAGAAACATGGATGTAGTTTAAAAGAGGCTTGGGCTCAATTCAAATAAATTTTTTTAGTTTTTATTATCTATTTTAATAATATATAATGAATAACATTGAAACGGCAATGATTGAAGATTATAAATCTGGTGGAGGCTTTATGGACTGGGTTAAAAAACATAAAAAAGAATTAGGATTAACTGCTGCTGCTATATCTAGTTTAGCAGCTTTAGCGGGAGCTTTAGCAGTAGCACATAAAGTAGGTGAAAAACAAAGAGGATATCCGTTTGAAGCTTCACAAACACCACTACCATCACCACCATCATCAGCACTATCACCAGCACAATCAACTAGACGCTTAGAAAGATTTTTAGATGAAAATCCACCTAAATTAATACCAGCAACACCAATTCTACAACCTAGACGTATTATACATGGAGATGAATCAAAACAGAGTAGTTCTCCTTTTGGAGTTCGCCTACCAGAAACACCACCACAAACACCAGTATTATCATCTAGACGTATTAAAGGAAGAGGTTTGAAAGATAGCGGTTTTGTAAAATTTCTAAAAAAACATAAAACTAAATTAGGTATTAGTGCTGGTTTATTATCTGCTTTAGGTATTGGGGCTATTGGTGCATATAATTATAGAAAAAATGACCCAGCTAGACAAAGAGAAGAAGCAAAAGAAAGATATGAAGACACACCACAAGAAATAGAAAGGCGTGTAGGCTCTTATTATAATGACCCACTACCAGAAAGTGAGCTATATAGTGGTTTAGGTGCTAAAAAATGTAAGTGTGGCACATGTGCTAGTAAGATTATGGAATATTTTGGACCAGATCACTTAGCTCAGATGATGATACAAAATCCTAAAATAGGCAGTGGTATAATTTCAGATTTACATAGTGGTATTACAAAGGGTTTTAATTTAATAGGTAAAACTGGTTTATCTGTTTTAGTAGAATTAGCTGTTGCTATATTAGGACCATTATCTAGACCATTTGTAAATAAATTAATTTTTAAATATGGAATGAAAGGGTTATCATTTATTAAAAAGAACGCTCATAAGGGTTTAACTTGGATTAAAAATAATGTTATGGATACACTAAAAGGTGAAGAGATTGAAAAACCTAAAAAAACTATAAAAGGTAAAGGGGCATGCTGTGATATGTGTAAGCCATTTTATGAAAATGAATTTATGAAAGGAAATATAAGAGGTAAAGATATTGAAAAAATAGGTGGTAGTTTCACAGATGATTTAGCCTCTGGCGTTATATGGCTTGGTAAAAAAGTTATCGCTCCAGTTGCTAGGATCATGCCTGGGTCTTTAGGTGAGGCTTTGGCTTATGGACCAGAACATTTAGAGCAAATAGCAAGTTTAACTAGTCCAGATTTTAAATATGAAGACCCATTTGCAGAAGAAGAACAAAAACCAGCTTATTTAGGGGCGTATGTAGCACCTAGTGCCCAACCAAAACCATTTAAAGACAAAAGACCAGCTAAAAAAGATATAACAGCTAAGCCCTTTACTGGTAGTGGATTTTTTGAAAAATTAATGGCTCTAGTCCCTCATAGATTAGTTAATAGTATGATACACGAAAAAATGAGAGAAGGTATGCATAGGAAGTCAGATAAATCAGATAAAAAAGGAGGTAAATCAACTAGTAAAAAAATATATAAACTAATTCCTTGGGCGTTATTACATGCTTTATTTCAAGAAGTGTTAGATATCCCTAGTGTTAGTATATTACCTGATAGAATGCTAGACAAACAAAAGCGAGACGGAAGTTATAAAGAGGGTGATGGTATGTGTGGAGGTTTGCCTAATCCTTTTACAAATCCAAAAAATATATTACATGATGTGCCTAGACCTAATCCTTTTAGAGATCCAAAAAATTTTTTACATGATGTGCCTAGACCTAAACCTAAACCTAAAAAACCAGTTGAAGAAAGTGAAATGGCTTATATTCAACCATTCCCATTTAATCCATTAGATGGAGGACGTAAAATAATGATGCCAGATCATCCTATGTATAATAATTTATTTAATCCTAAACAACCAACACAAAACCCTAATTTTAATGAAAGCTATCAATCACCAGTAAAAAATATAAATGAAGAAGATAGTAAATTTGAATTACCAAAGGCTGGAGCAGGTAGAAAAAAAAAGAAAATAACTAAGAAGGCACTAAAAAATATTTTAAAATTTTGAGTAAGTTAAATTAATTTATTATAATTATCTAACATTGTTATAATAAATGTCTCAGTATGGTTTTAGTCTTACAAATGGTAAGCGTTTAGCAGTTCTTAAGAATAATACTAATAAAATAACGAAAGAAATATTTTTATATAATCCTAAATACATCTGCTCTAGTGATTGTAAAAATATAAAAGGCTGTAAATGCAGTGGTAAATCTTGTGAAACATTAAAGTATCATGATGGAAGTGATGAGAATATATATCAAAAACTCAATGCACCAGAGAAGACTAAATTTATGTTAGCCCCTACCAATATAATACATCAGGTAAATAATTTATTTATAACGGGTGCTCAGGGGTCAGGGAAAAGTGTGTTCGCAAAAGATTATATAAAAGTGTATAAAGAGTATTACAAGAAGGCACCAGTATTTTTAATATCTGAAGGTGATACAGATGACGTATTAGATCCATATATTACTAAGCGTATAAAGCCCGATGATGTAATTAGTCAAGATTTAAAATTTTCTGATTTTCAAGACATAGCTGAAGAGTTTGGAAATTTAATAATAATTTTTGATGATATAGACGCTTTACCATCTGATAAAACAAATGGATTTTTAAAAAAACGTGTTTATGCTTTAATGAACTCTATTATTAATAATTCTAGAAAATATGGTATATCAGTTTTATTTACTAGTCATAATGCTATGGAAGGTAATTTTACTAGTACTATGATTAGGTCATGTTCTAATTGGGTATTCTTTACAAATACAATTAATAAAAATATAGAGAGGTGTGCATTAACTTATTTTGATTTTACATTACCACAATTCAAAAGACTTAAGCAAATGGCAGAAGAAGAAAATTCACACTGGATAAGCGTAGCTAATACAATACCTAAATGTATTATTACCGAAAAAAGTATTTTCAAATTAGAAGATTTATAATCTTAATATTTAGTATAAAATAGGTTGAATTAGTAGGTAGTTTAAGAACGGAGGAGAACCGGAGGCTACGGAGGCAAAAAACCAAACTTTTGCTAAAAATGAAAAAAGCCCTTCCCGAGCCCGAGTTTTGGTTTTTTGCCTCCGTAGCCTCCGTTTCCCCTCCGTCCTCACCTCATCGAGCTTCTATTTCCTCACCTCTTATATCTCTCTATTTTAATAACTTTCTAAGAATAATAATAATATATTTATATAATAATGAACGAACCCATATCAAACCACCAAATAGAAAAATTATTTAATAAAAAATGTAGATGTATATCGTATGATGATTTACAAAAATATAGAACTTTAAAAGATTTACTTTATCCTTATGGTTTTGCAATTATATTATATGTTTGGGAAGATAAACCTAGTTTTAACGGTCATTGGATTTTTATAGGTTATGGTAAGAATGAAGATAAAGATAAAATTATATTATTTGATTCACTAGGGAAGGATGATATAGATTTAAATAAACAGGTTGAGGCAAATGTAGCAGTTAGAACTCATCAAGATTACCCATATCTATCTAAGTTAATAGTTGAATCAAAAAGAGATTTAATAATGAACCCTAATCAGATCCAACAATCTAGCTCGGCAGTATGTGCTCGTTATTCTTGCTATTGTGCTAGGAACTTAGATAAATTTAAAAATTTCGGTTTATTTATGAAACAGTTTGATAAATCACGTTTAGATAATGATAAATTAATTTTACATTTAACTAAGTATTATTTCAATTAAAGCGTTTTTAACAAAATATTTATTTCTAGTTTAATTTTAATATTATGGATTTTAATAAATTTAGTTTATCTAAGGTTTATAAACTAACTTCACCAAATACAGAAAAAATATATATTGGTTCAACAACCGAGAGATATTTATCTTCTAGATTATCAAAACATAAAGCACATTATAAATTAGGCGGTAGATATACTGCTAATAAAATATTAGAATGTGATAATGTTAAAATAGAATTATTAGAATTATGTCCTTGTGATAATGCTAAACAATTAAGAGAAAAAGAGAGAAAATATATAGAAGAGAATAAACCAATTTGTATTAATAAAAATATACCTGGTAGAACATGGCGAGAACGCAACCAAACAGAAGAATATAAAAATTATATGAAAGAATATTACATTAAAAAAAAATCTAATAATATATAATGTCAGATAATCACAGTCCTATATATTTGAATATATCTACTAATACAGGTATCAATTCAAATGCATCTCTAAACCTTAGCAATCAACCCTCTCAAATGATTTTTAATAGTGATGATAGTGTAGCAGTAGATCCATCACTATATTATTTATCTTTACAGAGAGCTTTAATAAATACTGCAAGTGTTCCAGCTTATATATTTCCCATTCAAAATGGTTTAACTCAAACTGATATTAATTTGTCTCCTTTTAAAATTCGTTTTGAATATTATAACAATTTAACACAGTTTATTTATGGATTAACTGAACCCATAATATTTCAATCTCAAGCAATAGACCAACTACCAAAACCACCCTCACAAAATAGTGGGCAACAAGACCTCTCTAATTTTTATTATTATGTTTATGACGTATCATGGATGCTAAAAATATTTAATGATAGTATCAGAGACACCTTTCAAACATTTTGCACTAATCTATTAGCATTACATGGTATCACTATTAACCCAGATCTACACCCATTTTATACCTATGATTTCTCAGCTCGTTTATTCTCTCTAAATTTTCCAGTTAGTATATACGACCAAGATACATACCCTCAAGTAAGTTTTTATCAAGATAATTTAAGCGGTGATTTGTTTGGTTGTCCTTCTAATGTATATTTTGCAGAAAGAGATACAAACTATTTAATGTTAGCTTATGATCTATATAATAATACTATAACATATAACAGCTTACCATATTATAAAATGACAGCTTCAGAGAATACATTGAGTATATGGTGCCCGATTAAAAGAATATTATTTACTATTACTGATTTACCTACTAAACTAGAAATAGAAAGTAGTTTTAATAATACACCTTTCGAAGCTCAGCAAAATAATTCATCGGGCTCTATAAGCAAACCAAATTTAAATATATTCTTTGATTTAGCAGTTAATCAAGATGATTTTGCATTAAATAGAAATTATGTCCAATATGCCATCTCATCCATAGCAGAAAGTAGGCTCGTTAATCTTGGTTCAGGAAATATTATAAGAAATTTCGTAGTATCTATTTTCTGGGTTGATACCTTCGGCAATTATAATAAATTGCTTAGTGGTGGTAATAGTCAGAATAATATTAAACTAGCTTTATTCTCTAAAAAAACTATGTTGCTTTAAAATCTCTAAAAAAATATATATTATAAAAAATCTCTTATTATAATATATATATAAATGTCTAATGTCCCAGGAGGTATGCCAATTGCAAGTTATGTAAATAGTGAAGTAGATTTCACATCTAAAGAGGCTTTTGTTGCTAACAGCTCTCAAACTGATGCTGCTTTTATGAATATAGTTCCATTAACTAACTATAGCTCTTCTCTTATTACTGTTAAATTAAATCTGTCTAATGCTTTGTCTCAACTCTTAGACCGTATAATTATTTTAAATGTTCCTGTTCGCTTTGATATTACAGGACAAAGAAAGGGGGCTGTAGGAAGCCCTTTACTTTTGGCTGATGGAGAGTTTGGAGTTAGAAGCAATTCCTTCTTAAAAACGGTAAATGTTAGCACAATAAATTTAGGCAGCGCGAGTTCTTACTCAATGAATTCT